GATAAAAATAATTATCGAAAGGTACTCCTGACGGGAGTGGGCTTTCCGCGGGGTTGGGCGCTCGCGGTTTTCGGCAGTTTTTCGAATTTTCAGTCATCATCATCATCCTGGTTTTTGTTGCATTTTTAATCAGTTTTTTCAGAATTTTAATCAGTGGGTTTTTTAGATTATGGATAATTTATTCGACATAAAATTAAACATAAGTCAGATAGCCGAACTGGTTGGAATGCACCGCCAAACGGTATCTCAGCGTGTTTCTAGTTTAAAGCCAGCAATTGGCAGTAATTCAAAATTAAAACTTTATTCTCTATCTGATTTAATCAGAATGGGGTTAACTGAAAAGATGTCGACGGATGTCGATTCATTAATACCACTTGATCGTAAAGCTTTTTGGCAAGCCGAGAACGAAAGATTGAAGTACGAACGTGATACGGGCGAGTTAATTCCAGCTTTTGAAGTTGCACAAGAAATGAGTGCTTTAGCAAAAGCGGTAGTTCAAACATTAGAAACATTGCCGGATATTTTAGAACGTGACGCGGCACTTCAACCGAAAGCACTTATGCGAGTACAACAAATTATTGATGATCTAAGAGATCAAATGGCATTACATATTCAAAACAACAATCATGATGATTCAGAGGATTAACCATGTTTGCATCTGCTAAAGATATTCGACGAGATATAGCGAGTTCAGTGAAAGCACCGCGTCGAATGAAAGTATCTGAAGCAGTCTATGAATATATGCGTGTCCCCATTGGTGGTGGAAATTCTATTAAATGGGATAAAGACACCGTAGGTTATTTAATTGAGCCGATGGATTGTTTAAGTTCTCGTGAATACGACGCGGTTGTTTTTGTTGGTCCTGCGCGAACAGGTAAAACGATCGGATTAATTGACGGTTGGATCACTTATTCAATTATCTGTGATCCGTCAGACTTTTTACTTGTTCAATTAACGCAAGAAAAAGCGAGTGAACATAGCCGAAAAAGGTTAGATCGTACTTTCCGCTGTTCTCCAGAAGTCACAAAAAGACTAAGTCCGCGCAAAAACGATAATAACGTGCATGATAAATATTTTCGTGCTGGAAACTTATTAAAAATCGGATGGCCATCTATTAATGTCTTGTCGTCGTCTGACTACAAATACGTCGCGCTGACTGATTACGATCGCTGGCCTGATGATGTTGACGGTGAGGGTGACGGCTTTTCTCTTGCGTCAAAACGTACCACGACATTTATGTCATCAGGAATGACGCTTGTTGAAAGCTCACCCGGAAAGGACATTGTTGATCTTAAACATCATCCAAAATCAACACATGAAGCACCACCTACAACGGGGATTTTAAGCTTATATAACCGGGGCGACAGACGTCGATTTTATTGGCCATGCCCACATTGTAAAGAATACTTTGAACCAAGCATGGCGAATATGACTGGTTATAGAGATGATGATGACTTTGTAAAAGCCAGCGAAAAAGCACGATTGCAATGTCCTCATTGTCAAAACTTAATCGAACCATCGCTAAAACGCGAGTTAAATATAAAAGGTGTTTGGCTTAAAGAAGGGCAAACAATAGATAAGAAAGGGAAAATTAAAGGAAAAGGAAGAAATACACGTATTGCTTCTTTTTGGCTTGAAGGTCCCGCTGCCGGTTATCAAAAGTGGGAGCAATTAATATATAAGTTATTAACTGCAGAACATGAATATGAAATGACAGGAAGCGAGGAAACTCTAAAAGCAGTGACAAATACTGACTGCGGATTACCATATCTTCCACGCTCCGCACTTGAACAACGACGATCTGATGAATTAATGGAACGTCGCGAAGAAGTCGAAGAAAAAACAGTGCCGGAAAATTGCCGGTTTTTAATTGCTGCAGTGGACGTACAAGGTGGCAAAAAACGTCGCTTTGTTGTTCAGATCATGGGCTATGGTGAAAGTGGTGAACGTTGGCTAATTGATCGCTACAACATCTCTTTTACTCGACCAGATGAACACGGTGAAACGAAAGAGATTGATCCGCGGATTCCTGAAGACTGGGACATTCTTATTTCTGATGTGCTCGAAAAGAAATACCCGCTTGTTTATAACAAGAATCACCTAATGCCGATCTTAGCAATGGCGGTGGATAGTGGTGGTGAAGAAGGTGTAACTGACAATGCATATAAATTCTGGCGACGTTGCAGACGTGACGGCAAATCTAAACAGGTTTATCTTGTTAAAGGTGATTCAACGAAACGCCAGAAATTAATTACAAAAAGCTATCCGGATAATACTACGCGCTCAGATCGTCGCGCGTCCGCACGTGGAGATGTGCCACTTTATTTACTTCAAACTGACTTGTTAAAAGATCGAATTAATAACGCCCTCGCACGTGAAACTGCGGGGGCTAATTATATTCACTTTCCAGAATGGATTGGTGAGTGGTTTTTTAATGAATTAACGTATGAAGAAAGAGGACCTGACGGCAAGTGGCGAAAACCGGGTAAAGGTAACAACGAAGCGTTCGACCTGTTCTGTTATGCGCACGCAATAGCAATCTTACGCGGTTATGAGCGTATCAAATGGGGCGATGAAAAAGACGTGCCGACTTGGGCGAGATTACCTGAAATTAATTCCGAAGTGATTCGCAATGATCCTGTTTCACGAAATGCGCAAAGCAACATTGTAGAAGAAGTTTTACCGAAGCAATCAAAACCACGAGCAAAGAAAAAAAGTAGCTTTCTTGGTGGTGGAAAATCTGGGGGGTGGTTGTGATCTACACAGCAGAAGAACTAAAACAAAAGATAAAAGCACTTGATGAAAAGATCGAAAATGCGCAAAGCCAAGTGAGTTTTAATGGCAGATCGGTAAGTTTTCAGATTAGTGAATTATCGAAACAAAGAGATCGTTATCAAGCAATGCTTGAACAGCTACTAGCAGAAACAGGACAACGATCTAAAAAACACAGAATTAAATATGCGAGATTTGTATGAAATTAATTGAAAAAATCATTGCAGAGATTTCCCCTGGTTGGGCTGCTCAACGTGCTAAATCTCGTATTCTGTTTAATGTTTATGAAGCTGCTATGCCGAACCGAACGCACAAAGCAAAGCGTGAAAAAAGTGCAGCAAATACTAGCGTTAAACAAAGTGCGGTCAGTTTACGTGAACAAGCAAGAGCATTAGACCAAGATCACGATATTGTTATCGGGATTTTAGACAAGCTAGAAGAACGTGTAATTGGTTCAAAAGGAATTCATGTTGAACCGCAACCACTTAATTTAGACGGTGAAGTAAACGAAGAATTAGCGGAACAGATTAGAACAAAGTGGGCTGAATGGTCCGTATCGCCTGATGTGACGGGAATGTACACGCGACCAATGCTAGAGCGGATGTTGTTACGCACTTGGTTACGCGACGGTGAAGTATTTTTGCAATTAGTGCGTGGAAAAGTTTATGGCTTGGATTACGAAACAAAAACGCAATTTGCACTTGAAGCGTTAGAGCCAGACTTCATTCCAATGAATAACGACCAATCTAACCGACTTGTGCAAGGTGTACATCTTAACGCTTGGCAAAAGCCAGTTGCTTATCAAGTATTCTTCGATAACCCACAAGAATCACTAAAAACACATGGCAAGGTAAAAACAGTTTCAGCAGAAAATATGTTGCACCTTGCATTTCGTAAGCGACTTCATCAAGTGCGTGGTATTTCAATGTTGCACGGCGTAATGATTCGACTTGCTGATTTAAAAAACTATGAAGAATCAGAACGTGTTGCAGCAAGAATTGCCGCCGCTTTCACGATGTATATTAAGAAAGGTGATGCGCAAGTTTATGAAAATAATGTATTTGATAATAGCAATAGTGATTCTGAACAACGTGATTTTGAAATTGCACCAGGTGCGATTATTGATGATTTAAAACCAGGCGAAGATATCGGATTGATCAACTCAAACCGTCCGAATGTGAATCTTGAGAATTTCAGAAACGGTCAATTAAGAGCGACTGCGGCGGGTACACGCTCGAGTTATTCAAGTATTGCCCGAGATTATAACGGTACATACTCAAGTCAACGCCAAGAGCTGGTGGAAAGCTTCGAGGGATACGCAGTTTTACAAGATCACTTTGTCGCACACATTTCGCGACCAATTTATCGAGAATGGCTAAAAATGGCGATCTTGTGCGGTGAAATTAAAGTGCCATTAGAAGTTGATCAATCAATGCTATTCAATGCGGTTTATTCAGGACCTGTAATGCCTTGGATCGATCCAATGAAGGAAGCACAGGCTTGGGCTACTCGTATTCGAGGTGGTCTAGCAACTGAAAGTCAAGCGGTAAGAGCGAGTGGACATAATCCAGCGGAAGTGAAACGCAGACGTGTGGTGGAAGTACAAGAAAACCGCGAGAAAGGTCTGAAATTCGACACAGATTTAACTAATACACAATCACAAGGAAATAAACATGAAGAAAAAAACAGCGATAGCACTGACAGTGGCGATGGCGGCAGCAAGCGTTCAGATGAATAACGATACGCAGAGCTGGTTTTCAATCAAAGCGGGTGCAAATGACACAGCCGAAATTTCAATTTATGACGAAATTGGCGGCTGGGGAATTAGTGCGAAAGCGTTCGCTAAACAATTAAAAGATCTAGGAAATATAAAAAAATTAATCTGCATATTCACTCACCGGGTGGCTCTGTATTCGACGGGATGGCTATCTTCAACTTATTGAATACTCACTCTGCTAAAAAGACGGTGTATATCGACGGCTTGGCGGCATCAATGGCGAGCGTGATCGCAATGGTGGGTGATACGGTAATTATGCCTGAAAACGCCATGATGATGATTCATAAGCCTTGGGGAATTCAGGGTGGTGATGCGGAAGATATGCGCAAGTACGCAGATTTACTCGATAAAATCGAGGAAACACTTATTTCCGCTTATACCAAGAAAACGGGTAAAAGTGTGGAAGAATTAGCAGAAATGCTAGCAGAAGAAACATGGCTCAATGGTAAAGAATGCGTTGAACACGGTTTCGCAGATCAATTTGTCGAGCCTGTAAAGGCGATGGCAACACTTAATTCAAAACGTTTAGAGGAGTTCTCAAATATGCCAAAAGCAGTAAAAGAAATGTTGTTTTCGCCAAAAGCTCAGACAACACAACAAGCACAAGCGCAACCAGCGGTAGTTAATACTCAACCAGAAAAGGTTGTTGTTGATAATTCTGCTGAAATTAAAGCACAAGCCGAAAAACGCATTGCAGATATTAAATCAGTATTTGCACCGTTTTCTGATCAACAAGACTTACTTATCGAATGCTTATCAGATGTAAATATCACTGCAGAACAAGCAAAAGATAAATTACTTGCGAAACTCGGTGCGAATAC